CTTTTTCTTCATCTGATAAACTTTCGCCATTTGGAATATTAACAATATAACCAAAACTTAACCCATTTTTAATATGCGAAATATAGTAATTACTAATCTCCTCTTCCATTTCGCAATAAGGTAAACCGCTTAAATAGTCAGGGTCAGCAAAATACTCTTTGCCAGCTTTGTAAGGTTTTAGCTTATAGATATGCTCTTTGTAACTTGTATCGTAACCAAAAGCAGGGTAAAATACAGGTGTATTTTGTGCTAATTTATTAAAATCACGACAAAACCAATACGAATCAATTTCATAATCTTCATTAACTATACTTGGTGCTACATACTGAATAGGCATGTGGTAAATTGCACCTAAACTTTTGCCATCTTTTGCTTTCACTACATGGAAAGCACACTCATTGAAAATAACAAAATCACTAATTAACTTTCGTAAATCTTGTTTTGACAAAACTTGTCTAACTTTTATCCAATTAGATAAATTTCGCTCTTTTGAATCTAATCCATTACCAATCATTAAATCAATATAGCTATTCAGAATAGCCGAATTAGTTGGGCTTCCATTATATCTATCAATGATATATTGGTAAAATCCATTGCCCTTACCATTCAAAACCCAATCCTTAGACTTGTTCTCTACTAATTTTGGTCTTATATATTGATTTAAACCAATTATTTTAATACTCATAAACCTCGTCTGTTTGTTTATAATTTTGGGTTTCCTCTATCGTGCTGTAAATCTTACCATGATAAACTACTAGATTGTTTTCAATAATTTTAAACGAAAATCTATCTTTATTTACAAAATCAAAATCAAAAGTAATGTCCAAATATCCATCTGAAATTACATAATTACAATTTACGATAAAAGTTTCGTTTGCAATTTCATTAAACAAATGTATTTGAATCGTATCTACAGGGTAGAATCTAGGGACTAACCTTATATTGTGAGTATTTAAATTTTGATTTACTATTTTCATTTTTTTACAAAAAAAGCCCCTAAAATTAGAGGCTCTTTTGATTTAAACTATTAAAAATTAAACTAGAGCCAAAAACGCAGTTACTGTTGCACTATCCAAAAATGGAGCATAAGCCTTAGTCGTTGCCACTCCAGTCAGCGTATAGCCGTTCATGTCTGTTTTAGCTGCACCAGTTGTAGCATCAGCACTAAAATCCATTCCATCGTCCACACCACAAGCTATGTATTTACCATTTCTGTCTTTAACAACTGCTATAACCTTACCATAAATTAGCGTATTCAATTGTGCTGAAGTTACTGCATCCATACCCTTTAACATCATTGTCAAAGTTTGTGTATTTACAGAAGTACCAGTATTTTTATCTCCTACGAAATTTTCAACCAAATTATGTGTATCGCCATCAATTTGGTATTCATACGCCACCGTAACCAATGGATTGATTGCTGTCGCTTCTCCATCAACAATTGTAAAAGCATTTTCGACGAAATTTAGAAAGTAAACAGAAGACACTCCACCGTTAAACTCCTTACAGGCTCTTAATCTACCTGAACTTATATCACAAGCCATATTCTTATATTTTTATTAAAGAGGGCTTTCACACCCTCTTATTTGTTATTAATTAAGCTCTATAAAGAACAATCTCTCCACCGTAAGCATATTGAACTCCACCTGTTAAAACAATTTTCATACGAACTTGACCGCTCAAATCAGTTTCGTCCATGTCTTTAATTTTAACTTCGTTATGGTCAGCCAATAAACCTGTTCCAAAAAAAACTTGCCCTTTGTCATAAGCAACCATTGTATTAGCATTCAATCCTTTAATTTCAGTCAATGTGTAACCATTGAAATCAAACTCAGACGGATTTAAGAATGTTCCATTTGCCCTAGCTAAAGACCCTTGTATTTTTTTTAAAGCCCTCAAAACATTTGTTGAAACGCCTAGAACTAATCCAGCTGAGCCAATCACTGCATCAGGAACTGCATCAATGAATTTACCTAATTCAGCTTCAACATTCGCTGAAGTGATTGCAACTGGTGTAGCAACATCAATTACATCAGCATCTAGCAAAAATGCAGGAATCAAACCAGCCAAATTACCGTCTGCACCGTCGCCCTCCCAAATATCTACATCAACCTTTCTTGCTACTCTTTTGCCCATGTCAGCTAAAATAGCCGCTTGTTCTGTTTGAGGCAAAGAGTCATTGTGTGCTGAGAAACCCATTTGAGAAGCAGTCCATAATTGTCTAAAATCCTCTTTACAAAGTTCTGAATCCCATTTGATTTTTTTAGGTGCTAATTCTTTTTCACTTAAAGTGACCGCCCCATCAGGAGTCCATCCACAAGCATAATTAGTAAACCCTGTTTCAGTTTGTATCTTTCTAACAAAAGTAGGTGATACAATATTTGGTAAAACCGTTAGTAAGTTTTGGCTAATTGTGTTAGCCTCTTTAATCATTTCGCCAATGTACTCACCAGCTTCAGTTCCTACAAAGTTTGTAGTAATATTTAATGTTGTTGCCATTTTTTATTTAATTTAATTTGTTATTTATTCTTTGCGTTAATGTTAATTTTGTGCCTTGAGTAGGAACTGCATTTACTCTTTTAACCGCTGGGGTTTCACTCAAAGCTACTTTTAAATCTTCATTTTCTTTTATAACTTGTTCAATCTTAGTTTCTAATTCTGAATATTTAATCAAAATAGATTTAATTGCAGTTTCAATTTCCTTAGCAATTTGGGTATCCTTTTCGGCTTCGCTTTGTGCTTGTTCAACGATAGGTTGCTCAGGCTCTTCAACTGGCATTTTAATTTCGCCAACAATTCCCTCTTGAGTTACTACCAAAATAGAACCGTCCTCTAAAGGGTGTTCGCCAACTGGAACTGGTATTTGCGTTCCATCTTCGGCTGTAATCCATGCAGATTTACCAACCTCTAAAATATCGCCATCCCATTCTATTTTCACAGAACCATCAGCGGTCAATATTGACCCTAATTTCACTTCCTCCTTTTTAGAGAAAGCAGTTTTTATTAAATCCTTAATTTCACTAAGGATATTTGTTTGTTCGCTCATATCTATTTTATTATTGTTTATTTCTTTTAATTCTAACATACCATCTATTGAGAATCCTTGAACCAATCCTGTCTTTACATAATTTTCCCAAACATCTTCATTATCTATTTTGAGAACCGCTAACCAACTACCAACTGGATATTCAAAACCGTATAAAGACTGCTTGTCTTTTGCCACATCCTCAACTATCCAACTTTCTACAAAAGTTACATTCTCTATTTTGTTGCCATGCTCTATTGTGCTATTCTTTTGAAAATTTTGTTTAAAGAAATTATAGGCTAAGTTTTTAATAGTTTGTTCTGAAAAAACGATGTTGTACTCGTTCGTGCCATCGTTTCTATAAATCAATTTGTTTGGCTCTAAAACCAAACCCACTACCTTTCTTTGCTCTTTATCAACCTCTTTAAATATAATTGGTTGTTGTTTGTTTAAAGCTATAAAAGAACCCTCCATTGCTGGTTTTTTCACTAAGGATATGCCGTACACTCCTAAGTTTTGGTCTTCGTTAAATATAGCTTCGTAGGTTGTCATTTTATGATAATTTTTGAACTCTTGCTTCAACCCTTCTTTTCTCCAAATCAAAACCTAGTTTAACTTTTTGAAATTGGTCATCTTTTAATCCTAATTCTTGAACTTGCTTAGAACCTTTTTCTATAATGCCATAAGCCCTATCTAATTCTGTCAATATATCTCTATGAAATTTAGCTGTTTGACTCCATAAAGCATCTGCCTTTTCCATTTGTTTTTCATGCTTTTTAGCAAGAGCCTCTAAATCTTGATACAAACCAAACTGCAAATGAGTTTCTCTGTTTTTGTCTAAAGCTAGTTTTATTTCTGTGTAGGTTTTCATTGAAGCTTATTTTTTAACTGTTGGTATCTTTTTATTTCTCCATCTGTAAATGTTGAAACTTGACTAAATGTATCATCTTTTAACCCCAAATCAAGGGCTTGTTTTTGACCCTTATCTGCCAAAGATTTTGATTGATTTAATAAATCTAAATTTGTTTTAATTAATCCTTTTAATTTTGAAAATAATGAATCAACTTCATTTTCGTTAGCATAATATTTTCTTGAGATTTTATCTATGTCATCTAATAAAGAAAACCTCAAACTGGTTTTTCTATTATTCTCTAACGCTAATTTTATCTCTTCTACTTTCATATTTTAATTGCTTATGTACATATAACGAAAAAGTATTCGTTTTGTTTACTTTTTGAAGTTAAATTGTTGCATTATTTTGAATATTCCTATCTAAACTTTGTTGTGAAGTTACCTCACTTGCGACTACATAAGCCCTAACGGGGTTTTTATCCCTTGCCAAACTTTCTGCAATTTGATTAGTTCCAGTGCCTTGAACTAAGTTAAAACTAGGAGCTTGTGGTACATTTGCACCTGCTCCAGTTGACCCCGCACCGCCGCTTGTTCCTACCTCTTTTGCACTTATTATTTTTTGTAATTGAACGGCAGAAAAAGCTCCAGCTAATCCTGCTTGGACAAATGGGTACGCTGGAAAAATAGTAGTTACTGGAGAAGCACTCGCAGTTTTAAAAGCATTTTGTACCGATTCAATACCGCTAATTGTTGCTTGAGCAATAGAAACTGCTTTACCTAATTTACTGCCTTGTTTAGCTATTGCACCTACCAAATCAAAAGTATTTTTTGCCGTATTTATAGTGGCATCACTAACCGTTTGATTCCTTGCAATCCTTTCGTCCGCTAATTTATTTTCTAAATCAGTTTGCTTTGCTTTGTTCTCCTCTAAAAATTTTTGCTCCTCTTCATAAGACAAAGTTTGATTCGCTCTTATTAAATCTTCTCTTTCTTGCAATAATACCAACCTATCCTCAAAAGACAATTGTTCGTCCTCAGCTTCTTTTGTTTTTCGTTCTAAATCTTTTTCAAAATTTAATTTGTAAATTTCGTCCTCTTTTAAAACCAATTGATTATCTAATTCTTGTTTCTTTAAAGCAAACTCTCTTTCAGCATCCAACCTTGCTTGAGTACCTTGTTTATACAAATCAATATTGCTTTGTAGTCTTTTTAATTCTAATTCTCGCTCCTCTTCAATTGCTTTCTTTTGAAAATCCAATCTTGCTTGAATGTCATTAAATCTTTCGGCTTCAAATTTCTTTTGATTAATTGTAATTTCATTTTCTAATTCGCCCTTTGATTTGGCTAAGTCCATTTCCTCTTTTGTCAAAGAAATTGAATTTACTTTTTGCTCCGAACGAAAACCCTCAATTTGTGCAAGTATGCCCTCACGATTTGCTAAAGCATCAGTTAAAGCTACTTGATTGTCGATTGACCTATTTAAAGCTAATTGGTTTTTAGCCGATTGTATTTGAGCGTTCGCAACCCCTAACATGGCTTGTTGTTGTTTTTCTAAAACCGCTCCTAATTTATTATTAGCTTCAATCCTTTCTGCAATTGTTTTAGTATCATCATCCCTAATTTGTCTTAAACGCTCTGCTTGTCTGTCGTAAATTTCAACCAATCTTTGTTGTTGTGCTACGGCTAATTTTGCGTTGTTCTCGACCTTTTGTAAAGCCTCTGCCGATTTATAAGTTTCACTAACATAATCTGCAACTTTACCCACCGTATTATCCACGCCTGTAAATACATCGACCATTTCTTTACCAGCATCTTTTACGCTATTTATTGCACCTTTAAAGTCGCCTGTAAATAATTTGGCTAATGCTTTACCTAAAAAACCACTTACCTCTAACAATGAATTAAACCGCTCGATTAAATTATCTCTTATAGCTTCGCCCATTTGCTTAATTGCAACTTGCGGTTTGTTAAATGCTAAATCAAAAAATGAAGATACTTTGCTAGTGTTGGTTGTAATTAAATCAAAAAAATCATTGAATATAATAGCAATACTTTTACTTGTCGCTCCAAATATATCAGCTATTCTTTGGTTTTGATAAAACAATTCTTTTAGGCTTTCCATTCCCGAAATCAGCAACCCAATGCCCATTCCTTTCAAAGCCAAGCCCACGCCTTTAAATCCATTTGATAACCCGTCAACTGCTTTTGATAAAAACCCTATTTTTTTATTAGTTTCCTCAAACCCTTGTTGTGTCTTTTTGTTAGATTCAGTAACCTCTTGAGTTAATTGATTAACTGAATCTGCGACTTTCTCTATGCTGGTTTGTGCTGACTTAGTATCAGCATTTATTGTTATTGTTTTTTCGATAGCCATATCCTTTTTATTTTTTCTTTTGCGTATGCAAAGCTAGTTACATATTCATTTTTTCCCTTTGCAATTTCAATGGCTTCGCTTTCACCATAAAAGTCATTTGATTGCAATATTTTTATTGTTTCTGCTATCATCTTGCTTTGTGTGTTCGTGTTATAACATATCTAATATCATAAACATTTATATTAGAGTTAAAACTTTCAACCATCACAACACCGCCATTGGCTTCCCATGTATCAAGCGTATAAGCATTAATTGTCAAAAGGTAAAAATGTTCAACCCCAGCTCCTTTTGTTAAAGCCATTTCTCTTGGATATATTTCGCCAATTGCACCGCCTATATCTATTGATGTTTTTATCCTAACATCACTCGCTCCAGTTGTGGGTGCACACTTAAATTCAATTGTAATTGCAATACCATCCCCCTCTCGCCCAGTTATAGCTGTGCCGTCGTAAAATTCAGTAACATCACTTGGTAATTGTGTTTCAATTTTAGAGCCAGCATTATTTGGCAAAGGTTGTGCTGGACTACCCGCTGTTACCAAAAAAGGCGAACCACTTGTATAGGTCGTGTCTTGGTAATTTGCCCATCCTGTAAAGTCATAGACTTCATTAAAATTATCATTGCAAATATCAAATGAATCCCTTAGCGTATCGCCAGTTCCATCATTTGCAATTGCACCTATGTTTATTGTTTGTTTAGCCATTGTCTGCTGTTATTATGTTATTATCTGCGGTTATTGTATTATTATCTGCGGTTATTATTGTTGGCGTTTGATTAATAGTTACTTGAATTTCTGCGAATGTTTCTTGATTTGTAATTGTTACAATATCACTTCGGAATATTCCAGTATCATTTAATTCAATATCAAAGTAAACATTATTACCAACAAAATAAGCGTTGGTTATCCAAGTTGCTGAATAATCAAATATTAAGTTAGTGAAATTGGTTATAAATATTGATTCGATTTTGGCTTGGTAGTCAGTATTGATTGTTGTTCTACTTGCATTGAATCCATTTATGGTTGTATCAAAAGCATTGAATAAATCAAACTTTGCTTTGCCATTCATTAAATTGTAAGTAAATGAATTGATACGATAGTAATTATCTTGAATTTTTAGAATGTCATTCAGCTTTAATTTAAGCATTATTTGTTGTGGCAGTTTAGCCTCGAACATGAAGTTTCTACGCTTGGCGTTGAATATACTGCTTATGTATGTTTGATGATAATTTGTGTAAAGTGTATTCTCTATTGCTACTCCAGTATATGTTGAAAATTCCCTATCGAATACTAAACTAAATTCAGGGTTAGCTGTTAAATCTATTGTATGTGATGGTATAAGATATACATTAACCGCAACATTTGAGCCGTCATCTCTAATAAAGTTAATTATGTCTAAAGCGTAATAATTGTAATGAATTAAAGGCTTAATATTTGTTGGCTCTGATTTGTCATCTATGATTGCACCATATTGAATTTCTAATTGTGTATTTGTATTTGTATCAGTCAACCTTTCGTAAACAACCTGTTCAAATGGTAGCGTAATAGTTTCAGCTTCGCCATCTAATTTTTTGCCGAAGTCATCCTCTAAAATCAATTGAGCATCGCCATAAGCTATTCCATTATTTAGTTTAAATTGCTTTGCTAAAATAGTTGTTGGGTCTTGGTACTTATAATTAATTTCGTTTAGTAATTTACCTCTTAAAACCTCATGTTCTGTGGTGGATATGTATTTTGTTACATCGTATAATTTACCAGCAGAATAATAAGCATCCAAAGTATTTACATAAATAGGGTCTGCTTCTTTGTCTTGAATAACCACTAATTTAAACATTTGGAATAGTCCTTTTAGAAAGTCTATTGTTTTGAGTTTGGGGATTAAAAGATTTGTATTTACTTGAACACCCAAATTTTGAGAATTGTTTGTCAGAGTACCGCCTAATTTTTGTCCCAAAAATGAATCATATAAATATTCTATTTTTGTCTCAAATGTTAACCCTGTATTACATTTTATAAAAAAAGTTATTTCTTGATTTATATCACAAGCTATATCTACATAAGTTTCTCCTACCCTTACAACTTCAAAATTAACCTCTCCATCTATTTTTCCAATTATAGTATATGAAGTTGTATTGCTAGATAAATTAATAACTAGCAGTCTAAATCTAAAATTATTTGAAAAAGTTAGTGGACTATCTATCCTTTTAATAAAATTATCTGTTAAATTAACTTCAATTTGACTTAAAGGCATTGTACCTACACTTGTGAAATCAACTTGCAAAGTCGTTTCAATACTTTCAACATCACTATTATTCAACCACATATACAATTTATCAAATTCAGTACGCCCAAAGAAATCACGGCTGAATTGAATATCGTATTTCGTTTCAATAGCTTCAATTAATGCAATCAATTTTAACGATGGTCTTAAATCACTCCAAAGCAAACCACCACCACTTGGGTAGTATAAATTGCCGTCTGTTATCGCAACACTTGAATCATAAAAATATCTTTTTTTTGTAATGAATGAATAAATTAAATCATTGTAACCGCCAGTAAAATAAGTGAAAACTTGAATTGAATTATAAGGGTGGTCATAAGCTGACAAATCCAAACTTGACAATTCATCCGAGCCTATTTTATCTACCAAACTAATCATGTTGCCATAGAATACTATTGAGTAGCTACTTGGTTGATTCTTTTTCATTTTAACAGACAGCAAAGCAATTTGCCCATATCTGTAATCCAATCCACTCAATTCAATTCGACCGCTTACTTTTGTCCTTGCATCAAAGCCATTTATTATATCTTGGTTATAGTAATGTTTGAAAATACGATTGTTAATTTCAGAGGCTGGAACGGTAAAATTCTTTGAGAAGTCTGTTGTGTTTTTAGTAATATCATTTATGTTTTGAACGCTCGAATTTACCTCAATGGCTTCATCATTGAATAAGTCTAGTTTATCCTCTCCTATATAAATACCAACTATCATATATTGTTCAATTCATTAAAGGCATACTCAAAATTAATTTGATAATTTATCAACCTATCATTTACTCTATTCTTATATTCAAAAGACTTACTTGCAATATTTATAGGTATTAATTCAGAACCATTGATTCGCCATATCCTTTGACTTAATAAAAGTTGTTTAAATACCTCATTCATTGATTCATCTACAAATCCACTATTGACATTAAACTTTTGTCTAGCTTGGATATTGTAGGTTGTAAATTGATGGTGTCCATCACTTGGTTGTCCATTGTCTGATTCAAACTCCTCTGATGTTATATCCATGCTTTCAACTGACTTTTTAAAGAATGGTAATACTTGAATTGCACCCTCTTTGTTTTGAAAAAGTATTTCAATAGGATTGTATCTACATTCACTTTCAATCAATAAAGTAATAGTTTCAGAATTATAAGTAACCTCAATAAACTCCTCAGCGGTTGGAATGCTTATACAAATATTTTGAATAAGGTTATTTGAGTTTGTAGATGCTGGAATGTTTATTGTTTGGTTTAATGTATTTGCTGGATATGATACTACATTAACAGTACTACTTGATATTTCGTTTATTTCGATTGGCACTACAAAATTTTCAAATACTTTATAGTCAATAATAGGAATTAGTATCTTATTGGTTGGCGTTTCTGAATTCTTACCATCTAGTCCATAGCTATATCCTTTGACTGCTAATTTAGTGTTAATGTTGGTTGGTGTGGTTAAGTCTGCTGGGTCTGTAGTAGTGTATAAAGTTTCCCACCGAACCCATACTTGATTGTTGCCACTAACCGCCCCAGTTGTTGTTTGAAAGTTAGCGTCAAAATCTAAAAAGTCAGAAATCTGTCTGCTTATATCCACTTCAATTGAACCACTTGATGCGGTTGGATTTTCTTTTTCGTATTCATAAGTCGGTACGCTTGGCACGGCACTTTTCAAACCGCTCCAAATATATAAGTTAATGTAAACTTTTGTACATGTTAAGCTACTTAATGGAGCGACAAAAGGTATCGTGATATAATAATTTGTTAATACTCTAATCATTTGTTTAAACTATAATTTAAAAATTGTTCTACATCCAAAGCGTATGATTCAACTAAGTCATCGGGCAACCTCTTAAAAGCGTTTTCAAACGGCTTTGTGAAAAATAAAGTAGTTTCAATACCTTTTAAATAAACACTATTTGCAACTGCATAAGCCAATCCTTTGCGACTTACAAACTGCCCTTTTTTATTCCTTGTTCCAGCTAATCCTTTTCTAGCTACCCATTGTACAAAATGCTTATAACTTGGCTTTTTATCTTTGTACTTAAAAGGCGAATTAGGAGCTTTTAAGCTACTTTCTTTACCTTTAACTCCCTTATCTACAAACTTGCCGTAATCCTCCATTAGGAATGCTAATTGAAAGCTATTTTTAGATACTTTCAATTCATAAGACAAAGAGTTATAAAGTTCCTTTGTAGTGTTCTTTTTCTTTTGAGTAAGATTAGAACGGCTACGATTTATAACTTCATTTGCAAAATACTCTAAGGATTGCTTTATGGACATAAACTTATAATATTATTTGGCATTTCTACATCAAAAGTAAGTACCCATCCATCTAACAATTTAGCCGTACCAAAAATAATAGCTGTTAAACTAGGATTTTCAGAAGCTGTTATATTATTCTTATCAAAATCACGATACATTTTAAGCCACATCCTATTTAGTATTGCATGGGTTTCGTTCAAATTATCTACCTCATTGTCTTGACCTAAATAATTGTCATCTGTTATTTTTTTACTTATATCTCTTTGAGCAAGACAAACTAATTCAACCGTAAAATTAACCGTATTACCATTTGTGAATGAACCACTATTTATATTTACATTAACAACTGGTGGAATAATCATTTTATCTAAATCCACATCTCCTAATTGTCCATAGGTTACTCTATTTACATTGGTGTCTTTCTCTGCAATTTGTTTAATGTAGTTTAGTAGTTGTGTGAAATGATTCATTTTTTATACAATTTCGCTTTTAATTTCCTATAATCAATCATATGTGCTAAATCAACATGAAATTCATGTATGTTTTTATTAAATATTTTTTTTCTTGATTCTTTATAAAATTTACTTAATTCATAAATACTTGCGTACCAACCCCACTTTCTAAAATAGGCATTTGCAAATCCGCCCTCGCTTGTGCCCGACTCGTATATTTCTGTATAGCTTTCAGTAAATCGTTTTGTAAAGTCAAAAAAAAAGCCAACGCCCCATTTACATAACTCAACGGCATATTTTTCATGGCATCCGCATAATCTTCGGTGCCTTTATAATTTTGTATTGAATATGTTTTGCCGTATGATTCTTTAATAGGTCTGTAAAGAATAGCCATTACATTATGTAAAGTATCTATTTCAATTCCATAAGAGGATAAATCTACATATTCTTTTGTTTGAATTTTATCAAAATTAGGTATTAATCCAAATTCAATTCCATTCATTGTAAATCGTGTTTTAAATTCTCCATCAATATTCAATGCCAAATCTATTTGATTGCTAATTTCTGATAAATCCTTTTGTGTAATGTGGTCAATTTCTGACCTAATCAATCCAGTAAATATCTCTAACTTTTTACAAACTTTTGTATAATCGTCTAATTCATTATCAATAGCCATTAACTTTTGATATTGCCCTAAAGTAATATCTGCAATTGATTCAGGAATGATTATTTTTCTTTTCATAATAGTATAACAAAAAAGTTCGTATTTTTTTTAGCGAATAACTGGGGCAGAACCATGTAACAAATGATAAGATACATTGTATCTAATTGCATCAATCATATGGTTGTATTTATCGATGTATAACTTACTACCTTTGTCCAAATATATAAAATTATTAAGTTCTTTTGCTATATTTTCGCCTGTAATTACTAGTTTATAATCTTTCATTAATTCAATACCAGCATTAATACTACCAGTACCTTTTATTGCACCTCTTATATTATTGCCTAATTTTTGTAATTCAGTTATAAGTCTTGGTTCTGCACTATCTGATATGATTAATTTTCTTTGTGTTATTTCGTTATTTATTAAAGCTATTTCAGAAGTAGTTAAATTAGGCTTGTATAGATGTTCTTTGCAATAAATAATCTTTTTCTTTTTATCTATTGCAACTTCAACCAATGTAGTAGGGTCAATGCTAAATCCATAATCTTGACCAAAAGATGTTTGTAAATTATCGGGATTAAATTGTCCAAATTCCCAGTTATTAAATACAACGCCATCCGATTTTTCTAACCACCCCCCTAAAATAATATGATTATATTTTTCGGGATTATCTATTTTCATTCTTTCTACTTGATTCAAGAATGATTCAGATATATTTTTTAAATTATCTAAGTAAGTGGTGTGTATGTATGTAGTATCTTTATTTATTGAATTACTACCCTCTTTAATGCCTCTCGATTCAAAAAAGCGTTTGTAAATAAAGTTTTCTTTTGTAGTGGGATTAAGAATTAGAACAACTCTATTTTGGGTGTCTTTTTTTCTAATACTAAAATCTATTTTATCAAAGATATTTTCGTCCTGCAACTCCTCAGCTTCATCCAAAACCCATGTGGTAACTCCAGCCAGTGATTTAAGATTTGCCGTTTGATTACCGCTTGATGTTTTAATGCCTTTGAATATTATTTTAGAACCAGTTAACTTATTTATTATTTCATCTTTTGTAATATAAAAATCATTATCTAAATTAGACAATTGTATTTTATCCACAAATTCAGGAATAATAGATACATGAGCAGAAATAAGAGTATATCTAGTAAACAATATTACATGACCAACCTCATAAGTAAGTAATAATAAGAATGAATTTAAAGCATAAGATTTACCCGAACCTCTACCACCAGTTACAATAAAGTAACGAGAATTAGAACCTAATAAATTATATTTTTCATTCAGACTTATCTTCAACTTTAAATATCTCTTTTATATTGAAGCTATTAATTGTATGATTGTTGTCGCTTTCAATGATTTGTTTAGGCATTCCAAAGTTATATTGAAAGAATAATTTAACCGCCCAATCTTTTTTTTCATTTAAAGCCTCTGTAAGGGCAAGAAAAGCAATCGGCTCTAGTGGACTTAGCTTTTCAATTAAACCTTGCTCTTCGGCTTTGCTTTTACGCCCTGAATTTTCTCTATATCCTCCTTTGCCTTTTTCCATTTGAAAAAAATTGATTAATCAATCACAACTAACTATTGTATAAGTAAAATCACCTGTTTGTTTTCGTCCACTTGGCTCACAAGTTTTTTCTGCTTTAATCAAAACTGCCTTTTGAACATAATTAACATATTTGATTTCGTAATATGCTTTTGTACAATTACAATTTGATTGATTTTCGTCAGCGTCATCTTTTGTGCAACTTGTCAATCCGATTAACAAAGTTAGTGAAATAAGTACTGTTTTCATAATTTCTTTTTTATTGGTTATTGTTTAGCGAATGTAAATAATTAAACAATATAATATATATGATATTTATCACACAAACA